CTCTTGTCTTTGAACCAACCGCGTACTTCGGTTAGTACTGGGCAAGTTTCTTGCCACATTTCCATACAAGGAACTTGTACATAAACTTGTTTTGAATCTGCTTCACCCTTGATGCCGTTAAACGGTAAACGAATCATCTGGCGTTCTTGCCAAAAGAATGTGTTTTTTGTGTTACCATCTGGTAAAAAACGGAGTGTTGTGGATTGTCCTTCTTCCATGTTCCAGTGTGGATAAATTGCATTATCACCACCTGTGGAACTATTACCGCCTTGTTTTGATTCGCTAGCGGCCAGACGAGCGCGAATTTCTGATAATGATGCCATAATGTGTTGCCTTTCTAAGTTTTATGGTTGTTGCCTATCTATTGTATAGATGTTACGTTGCCTGTGATACTAATGTAAAAAAGCGTATGCACTTGTGTAGTGTACACGCTTAATTCCTTAGCGTCAAGTACTATTTATGACGCGGTTGTTCTAAAACTAATTTCTCATCATGCCAGAAAGTTGTTTTAGGCGATCCAAGAAACTAGTATCTTTTTCCACAGGTTTCATTTTTCCAGGATGGCCATATTGTCCTTTAAGTGGACTATCGTTACATTCGTTGGTTTCGTCGCCTGTTTCGTAATTGGGTGCAGCTACTACAGTGTCGTCTACGCCGGCAGATTTAAGTACTTGAGCTAGATCATCTTGATACTCTGGGTACGCTGGTTGTTGGGTTCCGGCAGGATCTTCAGTTTGGGTAGCTGGATCTTTGACTTCGTCTACTTCTTCAATATTACCCGTTGTCTCAATCTCACCTGGGTCAACTTCAGGAGCAGGGTTCATTGTAGCTTCTGGATCAATTTGAACTTGATCAATAACTGCTTTAATGTCTGGGTTGTCGCTTAACATTTGTAAACGATCGTACACCACCTGGCGACAGTCAGCGTCTGGATCTTGCGTGGCCAATTGTTCTAACTCGTCGAACAATTCATCATCACCCAATAGGTCATACAATTGTTCAGTAGAATTAGTAGCATCTGTGCCTACTGGAAATTCTTGACTTAATAATTCTACCAATTTACTTTTCTTTTCGGGTGTGTCTGGCAGTTGCCATGTGCCCTCTACAAGAGTATCTGCCCATGCTTCAAATATGTTTGCTTCTTTCATTTCATTTCCTTGTTGTTGTATACGGGCCAAGATTGGTAAGGCCTCTTCAATTCTGTGATCAATGCTTTGAGTTACAAACAAATGTTTAATGCCTTCAATCACAACTTCCTGTTCGGTTACCTCAGCAGGATTCCATGATTCAAAATACCGAGTGTAGCCACGTGTACTACTCAAATGTTTTAGTGTTTTGTTTGCTGTTTCATAATACGCATTGGTTTGTTCAACCAACTGTGCTGTGTCGCCTTCAAATATTTTGCCATAGTTAGCACGACGGAAACGACTCAATACATTTAATTCGTTGACCATTTCGGCAATGTGTTGGCCGCGTTGGTCATATGGTTTGCCGCCCTGGCGTACATGTTCAACCATGGCACGTCCACCAGACAATTTTGTAAATGGTAATTTGTATCTTTCGCCGTCGCTGGTCTCAACAAATAATTTTTCAACATAGCGATAACGCTTGTCGCCTTCTTGTATTGGCTTGCTGTGTTTGATCATTAAACGTGCAGAATCGGGGCGATCATTGTAACTTACAGTTTTGGTACCTGTCCACGATTCAAACAGGCCTTCTTTAATAGCTGCTTGTCCTTGCATGCTGTAACGTAGACGATTTAGATTTTTTAATCCAAAACTCATTAGGTTACGTTTGGCAAACATACGGATTTGATACAAAAAATCAAACCACTCGTTTTTGTCGTCTATTTCCATGCCGCGGCCAATATTGTCACCAAAGTAAACTTCTAGGTCGTTTTCAGTTCCTAGCATAATAACAACTGTGCCGTAATCGTTGCCAGATTCTGTAGTGTAGTCGAAACTAAAAACTTCAGCTTCGGCTGGATTTTCAGCTGATTTGCCAGAACTATCCAGTAGCTCTATGTCAAAATTGCGGCTGACCAGTAGATCGTATAACTGTTTTGCAGGTGTTTGTGTAGCCATAGTGTTATATTTAGCCGATATAGATTAGTAACGGCTACTGATAAATGGCATAGGAGGTTCCAATACTTCGCCATGATCACGTATTTGATTGTCTATTCCTGAGTCAAATGTTTGTAGTAAAACCATCATACGAACAGCTAGTAGTGCGCTCATCACAAGATCGTCGGTTTCGCCTACTTTGCCAGCGTAGCTGGTGCCATGTGCCACAAATGTTTTTAATTCGCTTACCAACGAACTGCTGCGTATTTTCATTTTGCCAGTTTCGATTAGAATTTTTAGTTTGTTGCAGGCACCAAGTTTTGATTTATTTGTTGTGTTAAACCCTTTGCGATATCTGCGACTGCCACCACCGCCGGGTTCACTTAGAAAATAACCTTCAATGTTTTCTTCGCCATACTCTGCAATACTAATCAAAGCAGCCTCACCAATGGTGTTGTTTTCTACACTAAAATAAATGTTTTTGGGATCTTGCACTGTTTCGTTTAGGTGTTTGCAGATATCACTAAGAATTCTAATCTGTTCCGGAATAGTGGTTTTATTGTGTCGCCATTCGGCTATTTGTTCTGTGGTATTAGCCTCAAACACTTGTATAGCCGCAGGGTCACCGCCGGTGCCCAAACTAGGATCCAATGCCACTACATATATTCGATCCTTACGAGGACGTTGATACCAGCGTACTTGACCAATTTTGTACATGGGCTCATGTCCTTGTAGATCGAGCAATTTAGCAGGAGCAATAAGAGTTTCGTCGTTAATAATAAATTCACAACCCATTTCACGGCGGAAACGATCTTCGCCTAGCTGTGCTTGTTGTTCCGCGGCCCATTTCTCATCACGGTCTGGATGTTCATTCCAATAACTACGATAGGCTCTAAATCCGTTAATTCCTAATTCAGTAGGATTGCCGTAGGCATCTTCGCACCGGTTGGCGCCCTTCCATAATAACGCAAATTGATCCTCGTCACTGTTTGGTGTTGACGTAATAATTGCCTTACCACCAGTGGCCAAGGTTGGTGATATGGAAGTCCAGAATTCTTTTGCAATACCAGGTCGAACAAATGCAAACTCATCGGCGTATAGCAAGGATATACTCATACCACGACCGGTATTTTCTGTTGTGGTGGTCGAAACTATGCGGCTGCCGTTTTCAAAATCTAGGTTGCCTTTGTTGTAGCTGGTGCAACCTGCTCGGATATGATCTGGGCATAGTTCATAGGCATAACGAATACGTTGCATGATCTCCTGTGAGCCAGTGTATTTGTGTGCGGCAATCAAGATGGTAGAATCTGGACGAAACATAGCATACCACAGCAAGTATCCAGCGGCACTGGTACTCTTACCTGTTTGTCGAGGCATCATGCTGATGCTAAATCTGTAGTTGTGATAGGTATCTATCAAGCGTTTCTGATAGTCAAATGGGTAATACAACATCTTGCCACGAGTAGGATGTTGTATGTGGAAAAAGTTGCTCATGAAATATTCTGGACCTGTAACAGGGTCCGCACAGGCCATGAATTCTCGGAGTTGTTCGTCAGTAAACGCAGTGCGTTTGTAAGGAGTTTTGACTAGTGCTGTTTCTTGTGCCATATGTTAATTTATGGCAAAAACTGGTAGTTCAAAAAGTTATTGGCACCAAGACTGTTTGGCATCGCCGTAGTATTCACGTGCAAAGCCGTTGCGGATCAGTTCGGCTCTTAAACTAACACCGTCCAGGATCATGTCGCCCAAGACACGGCCGCCAAACTTGTCCCAACCGTATAATATTACTTGATGCCGTTTGGTTGACTTTACAACGTTTTTGGTAAACTCACTGGCGGCTTGGCCACGAGTATCTTCGCTGGGGCATTGAGCACGATGTCCTTTTTCAGGAGTATCTACTCCAAATATTCTCACTGCCAGTTCAGGTTTGAGTGGTTGTGGCAGGAACGGTGCGGCAATTACAATGGTATCGCCGTCGCTGACTCGGATGATCTGTGCGTCATAGGTGGCAGAATTTTTGGGCATCTTGCCTTGTGCCACAACAAGTGCTGGCACTATCAATAATAGTGCTAGTAATTTTTTCACAATTAGTCCTTCTTTAATTTGTAAGTTCTTCCCAACCCAGTTTATACAACAGGTCAGCATTGTTGGCAGTGTAGGCCACAGCCAAGGTCAGGGTAATGGGTGTGCCGGTAACATCTCGTTTGAGCTGTAGGCGTCGCTTGAGGTCTTCACCTATGGCCACAGTGTCGCGGCTGCTGGTCAGACCAGCATAGACCACCGTGCCATCTGTAATAGTATTGCTGTGTACAGCTGTCTGAACCACAGAATTTGTCACATTGCTGAATGACGTGGTGAATGTGGCGCCTTCAATCAGTTGGAACTGCCCATATCGCACATCTATCAACAATAGGTCAACTTGTGCTGGCAAGACCACTGCGTCTGGATAGGCTGGGTTTAATCTGATGCTGGCCAAAGCAGTAAGTGTGTTGCCTGTGGCAATTCTAGTGGCCACAGCTCCGTTGCTGATATAATTTATTGTGGTAGCTGGATTGTATCCGCCTTCTGAAATCACTGTGCTACAGATCTGCTTCATAGTAGTGGCACCCGAGGTAGCACCAGTGTTGGTTATTTCGTAGCGAGGATTTAAGGTAGCCGTGGTCATGTACACACGGGTGTTGCCGGGTTGATTGGCATGTTGGAAGGTGTGGCACACAATAAACGCACCGTTGATGATAAATCCGGCTCGCACATTGCCCACACCTAACCACTCTATATCAGACCACAAGATCTGTGTAAGGGTTGGATCAAGTACAATGCCCGATGCTCCGGCGCCATTAAGGGGATCGCCATTCCAGCTACTTTGAGCGATGCGTTCTTCAACTATGGAGCCTGTAGCAGATGATCTGATCACCAAGTACAAGGTAGTGCCGTCGGCTTCAAAATACACACCATTTTCGGTGGTAAAATATCCCACTCGCTGGCGACAGTTGGCCCGGAGTGTGCCCATGGCAAAAGTGTTCATGATCAGCAGACTCTTGCCGGGCTGATAGGTTTGTGTGGTAAAACTCTGATTGATCACGCTGGAAGCGTTGGCTGTGGTCACAGCAAGATTGAATGAACTTTCAGCTGGCACATAGGTTATGGTACCTCCAGTGGCAGTGACGTTGCTGAACTGTCTACCATCAATGTAGCGATTTTGACTGTCAAACAGGGTGTAGGGTTGACTTACACGTAGGCGGCCAAACGCATCTAGGTTTGTTCCACCAATGGTTGTGGCAACATTGCCACCAGTGATTGTGGCATTTACGTTGCCGTCTACGGTAAGGCTTCCGCCACCGTCTACTACTGTGACATTGCCTGTAATACCTGCCAAGTTGCCGGTAAGGCCCACGTTGCCCGACGTGATGGCTACGTTGACATTGCCGACTACTCCTACATTGCCAGTTATAGGATTAACTGTGACATTGCCTGTAATACCTGCCAAGTTGCCCGCGATGCCCACATTGCCTGAAACTGTGACATTACCTCCGGTTACTGTGACATTGGTATTGCCAATAGGCATATAAGGCACATTAAGTATGCCAGAAGTTCCTATTTCGTCAAGATGAACGTGAACTGGGTCTTCGGCACTACTGTTAACGGTTACAGTTCCTGGAATGTTAACGTTGCCCTCGATAACAATGTTTCCTGCGAAGCCTGTTCGCACATACACATTGCCTGTGGTTTCGTCAAGTGCCAGAGCCTGCGTGATGTTACGCAGGTACCACGGTGCTACTTGTGAAGGATCTGGGATGGCCATTATCTTGGATATCCTTTAAATGCCTTCACAGGGCTGTCTGTGTCTACAAACTTGGGTTCTCGACTATCGGCTGTGCTTACTAATTCTTTGCCGCCTGGAGTTTTGGTCATTTGTAATGCTTGGTCAATTATTTGTTCTATTCCACCATTCATGCCTACCACAACACCGTGCTCACCAAACGCTGTTTCAGCTGTCCATTCTGGTTTGAATGGATCTATCGAGTGATTGTCTGCGCCAGCATTGCTTCTGGCTCGAGCCATGGCCACACCAAATCTATAGTTGTTGTAAGGATCACTGGCACTGAGTCCTGGAATCACATAAGTGTAACGCATGGGTTCGGCCAACTCAGCCGGCAACTCTCGTTGCTCAGTGATAAACTCTCGAGCTCTCATTCGCAATTCCAACGTCGACGTGCAGCACAAATTGCCTTGTCAGGAGTTTTGCTACAATCAATATTGTGCATTTTCTTTTGACCAGCTGATCTGGAGCAATAGCTCTTGCGACGCTTACTGTCCTTAGAACCTTTTTTGAGTTTACTTGGCTTGGTGGTCACAGCAGTTTTTAATTTACTGCCTGGATTCTCACGTCGATAAGCCTTGACTGCTTTTTTACTCATGCCGGCTGTGCGATCTTTTTTGTTGACCTTTTGCCAATCTTCTACAATAAATTCTGCGGCTCTCATCTTGGGTATCCCTTAAATGCCTTTACTGGACTAGTTTTATTAGTTGATTCAGTTTCTTGACTTTCGTTATCACCATGATTTAAATCGTGATGTTCACTACCGGTGGCTTTTAACGCTTGTTTTAACATTTTTGCTTCGGCATCGGTGTAAGGGTGTGCGGTGTTAAATTTTCCAGACCACGATTCGGTGTCTAGATTTAACGGCGCATCAGTACCGTCAGCGCAAGCAGCAGCCATCATAACACGATTTAATTCATATATGCGATCAAAACCTTGAGGGTCTCGAAAGGTAGAAAGACCACGAGTGGACTGTTGTCTACGATGACCAATTTTGCCCATGCGTTTCTCAATGAGAAACTCTGCCGCTCGCACGATCAGCTTCCTGTGACGCCGGCTGTTGCTGAACTTGCTGTGCCTAACTCTGCGGCAGTGAATGTGCCAGTGAGAGTAAGTTTATTACCAGCACCTACATAAATTTGTACAGTAGAATTGGCAACAACACTAACAGCGTTACTCCAAATATTGCCAGCTGGTACAGAGGTGTAGGTTACACCATTACCATATGGAGTGGTTAACCCTACTGCATACACTTGGTAGGTAACTGCATTGTCTAAAGCAACAATTTCGGCCTTATCGGTGTACCAAGTTATATTGCCTGCCGATGAAACTACATTAGCCTGACTCATTTTTATTAACCTTTATAATTCTGCCAAGTCTTAAACAAACTACGTTCAAGTTCAACATTTTCTTCCATACTTACTTGGCGACGCAATTGACTTGCAATCACCGGAATAGTTGTTTGACCAGTCGACTTAGGCTTGTTAAGGCCGCCGCTGTACTGTAGTGCATCGTCACTGGTTTCTGTATTAGTTGGCCAGTCTGGCTTGTTTTCATCAACCATTTTGGCGTCGCAACCGCACTCTGCCGAACCACATGTTGGGCAAGTATCCTGCGCACCACCTTCTAATCCTGCCATTTTGAGTAACTGTGCTAATATGTCTGCATCGTCGCCGTCGGCAGTAACTGTAATACTCTTGCGTGGTTCACCTTCTTCACCAGCAGACATATTAGCAGTGATACTCATGCCTTCGGCAATCATGTTTTCAACTTTTTTATCAAGATTTTCATAAATGCCGCCACCAAAGTTGTATCCACCCTTGTTGGATTCTTTTACTTTTTCTTCTTTTTTATCTTTTTTGTCATCGTACTCGATGTCTTTGGCAACTTTCTTACCAGCCTTTTCAGCACGTTGATCTTCTTTTTCAGTAGACTCTTCATCTACATGAGCAGGCAATCCTTTGTGTTTGGTCTTGGCAAAGTCTTCAGCATCTTTTTTGCCCATTGACTTGGCTACTTTACCAACTTCCTTGCTGGCTGGCTTTTCACCTTTTTGTGCGGCATGAACCATGCCCATGAATTTTTGTTGTGCCTTGCTTTTTGCTTTTTCAGCAATAGGCTCTTCTTCGGCACGCTCTGCATGCTGTGACAACATGTAATCACGGGCTGTGTCAATGTACTCTTTGGCCAATGTAATTTTTTTCTGTACCCACTCTGGCAAGTTTTCTTCGTCTTTGAGTATGCGATGCAATTCTTTGGCTGCATTCATAATAGTGTGCATCTGCTCTTTAGCCATGTCGCCTTCACGATCATACTCGCCATGATCAACACCTTCGCTGCTCATATTGCTTGCTCGTGTCATCATAACACCGTCGGTGTCAAGATCTTCTTCGGTCTTTTCTTTCTTCACACGCTTGCCATTGACCATTTTATATTTCCAACTTCCTTTGGTCACAGTCTCTTGATCTTTTGGTTTTGCAGATTTTGGACGGCCTTTTTTCTTGGGCTCGTCGCTTTTAGCTTCGTCGTCGGTGTCAATTTCTGTGTCAACTGCTTTACGAGTATAACGCTTGCTGTAGCCAGTGTCTTGTACGTCATAACGACTGTGTGACTCAGCATCTTTTTTTGCTTGTTGTTGTTTCATAAAGTCAGCGTCAAATGCTGTGCCTTTGCTACGTGGCTCTTTCTTTTTGCCAATTGCACCTTTGATTGCTTCGGCTGCAACATCGCCTAACATTTCGTCAACTTCTTTTTTAGCGCCAGCAATCTTGTCAGCAAATGTAATCTTGTCTGTGGGAGGAGCTAACTTAGCAAATGATTTTTGCTTTGGGGTCATTGCTGTCTCAAAGCCAACAATGTCGGCTTCCTCAATACTACTTGTATCTGTAAATTCTTTGTTGCCTACTTTAAACTTACCACCCTTTGGTGTACTAGCCAAGGCGCCAGTAAATGCGTTACCTTCGTCGGTCATTCCTTGACTTTCGTCATACTTGTCATACCGGTTGCGAATGTTACTCATAGTCTTGTCGCTGGCATGCTCACGTCCGGCTTTTTGCAAGGCCTTCATGCCCTCATCACCATATTTCTTTTTACCAATAGCTGCTTGGAATGCACTTTCATCCATTTCACTTTCTTTTGGATGACGCAACTTGTTCAACACAGCACCGGCCACACGCTCACCAGCGTCCTTAGAACCATAACGCTCAGCAGCACCTTTGGCAATCTTGCCAAAGTTTTTGCCTGGCTGACCTAGGTCTTTGCCAGCACGGCCAGCTTTGGCACTGTAACCGGCTTCGGCTACATCTAATGACTCTGCCAGCTTGCTCTTAGGAGCAGTAGCTTTAGCATCTTCGCTAATTTGTTTAGCGTCTTGTTTAGCAGCCAGTTTGGCCAATCTTGCATTTAGGTCGTAAAAAAAACTCATTTATATTATCCTCTTGGGTTTGCGCCAGTGGCTGGCTTTGGTGGACGACTTACTTTAGTCATTGGACTTTTATTGCCCATTGGTAAATCATTTGTTGTTTTGGCAGGAGGTGTCTTACCACCGGCCACAGTGAAGTCACTGCGATATGTATTTTTCAACACCGCATGTTGATATGGATTGGCCGAATAGTCTTTACTCAGTGCCTTTTGTTCAGCATCTGGTGCAGGATAATCTGTGTCAGTCAACAAATCTTTGTTTTGATCTTCAACTTTTTCTTTTTCTTCTGCCATGCTATCTTCATACGGCACAGTTAACATACGAATACGATTTGGATCAAGTCCTAGAAGTTGAGCAAGTTGTTGAACTTGTGGCTCAATTGCTGGATAGCGGAATTCCACATCCATGTGAGTCACTCGGTCGTTTTCAAATGCAGGAAAGTCTGCTGGTTTCAACTGCACAGGCGTAGTCTTAGGAGCAGAAATTTTAACAATGTCAAATTGTTTTAATTTTTCCTCTAACTCTTTTAAGAAGTATGCTGGTGCTTCACCTACAAATTTAATGCGATAATTGTAGGTTCGTTCGCTTTCTGTTAGATAATCTTTGAAATGTTTCATATTATTTTCCTATATGATATTTATGCTTCTTTGTTCTTTTGGTCATTTGCGCCCTTGAGCATTTCCAAAAGATCATTACGACTCAGCACCTGGCCGTGTGCTGTTTGTGATGGTTCGTCGCCTTGTACATCACGGTCTAATTTGACTTTTTTCATTTGCAACTCAATCATCTTGAGTTTTTTATTAAGTTTGGCTGTTTTAGCTGTCAGCGCATGCCCTAACATGGCGCCTGCAACTGCAAAGATTTCACTAGCATATCTGCTGTCTACATTAAACCCAAGATCCATCAGATTATCAAACGTCTCCTGCGCTTTACTAGCAATGTCGTCCATTTCCTGGTCGCTAGCATCTAATCCTTTAACTGCCGGAAGTGCCTGATCAATTTTATCAATGGTATCATTGATGTCTACTATAGCCGACTGTGTTGCAGGTATTGTTGTAATTTCTGCAGGGTCGGATTGATCAACAGCTTTGGGTAAATCAAAAAGGTCTTCAAGTTTGCGAGTCATAGCGTATTTACCGTATTTTAACGGAGGTTGCTACTTTCGCCCATTACGAAATATTTGATCTTCGTTAATAACCCTAAAGGTCAGTCCGTTTCGACG